GACTGATATATAAGTTTGGCGCATTCAATACAAGGGGCATGAGTAATAAAAATATCAGCCCCAAGCCCACTTTCATTGGACTTCGCTAATTTTGCAATAGCATTTGATTCAGCATGAAGTACCTCTGATTTAGTTTTTAAGGCATATCTTCTAGCATATCCTAGATCGGGATCGATGTCCTCTTCTTCGAATGGCCATTGTTCGTAAATCTCTTCGGGACTTAACCAACCTCCAGCACTACCACTCATATACTCTTTGTGCTCACAATTATTATCCCACCCCGCCGGCATACCATTGTAGCCAATTGAAATAATTCTATCATCCTTGACCACAATAGCACCTACGTGCAGTCTACGTGCTTGACTGAGTTCCGCGAATATCTTTGCGGTCTTCATATAAGTTTGTTTGAACTTTTCCTTCATTTTCTTTTTTCCATTGTTGGTGTCTGAGTTCTCGACATTGCTTTTTTACTTCTATTGGAATATCAGGATGCCATTCAGACATGCCACAATCGTATATTCTATATTCAGGCATTGGAGTTAGACTGAGTACTACTACCCACATTAAAAATCCTATTGCAAATCCCACTAGATATTTCATTATAGCCTATCACTGAGTAATATTGCACACATGAGTTTATCTTCTGCTGATCGGAAAAAAAATTTCATATAGTCTGCAGAAACTTCTGTGGTGTATCGATGCCCCGGCAATCCAAAATGTTCTATTATCAAGGCACAACTTTCATTCCACCAATTATTAGTCTGTGAATTCCATGTTAAATTAATAACGTTCATTTGATATATCTCGAGAAAATCTATGTATAAAACTTTCTTCTAAACACGAATATTCGAGACTGTCTTTAATACGTTTATAATGTATCCAAGTTTGATCTTCTATTACAACTGTGTCAATAACTTGAAAAGTTTCAAAGTCGCCGCTACGCCATTTTTCACCCATATTAACTTTTTGCATTTTTAGCCCTTTCAGATAGATAAGTTTCATTATGAATCCACCTGTTATTTACTAAAAAACCCCATTCACGCTTCTGGGGACCGGGCATAAACATGGTCCATGCTGTTATGTTAGGATCAAGCTCAATACGATGATAAGAGTTAGCCCCACATACACGAAAATGGCCGGGTCCTCGCCATTTACATATTTCATTAAATTTACGACCCTGTTTGTCAAATTGAGGAGCCCATTCAAAATAACCACCTTTTAGTATTAGTGTTGCATATGGCCAAGGATGATCATGAACATCATCCGGATCTGATTTGAGAAATTTATGAATAAAGATATTAAACGGAAACCAATTTCTATCTTTTAAAAAGACATAATATCTTTCAAGATATGGTTGATCGTTTACACGATCCATTATGATTCTTTTACGTTCTAATCTTTCTAAAAAATTTAGAAACCATTTCATTTGCAGGTCTCCAGAAATTCATTTAGTCTATGCGCAGCCTCGTTAAAATCTATGGCCCAGACCTTGGCTTTAATTTGATTATCAACCATACTCATATCAAAAGGAACAACACCATTAAATCTAAAATTTTCTGGTACTTCTGTAGTAACAACAAACTCAGTTAAGTTCTTTGCTCTAAAGATTAAATTGTTAGCCATGTCTACTGAATTCATGTTAGGCCTCTTTAATATGATATTTTGATGCAGGGTATCGAGCCCGCAACCATTCCAACAGGCCCTCTTCAACCGGCAAGCGAACGCTATCAAACTTGTTGGTAATGTATCTCATCGTGGTGCAAACTCTTGTTGTAGTTTGATGTTATCAAAGAACTCTTTCTTTGTATGGGGATCGTCTTTGAATGATCCTTTGAGTACCGTAGTCTGTGTTAAACTACTGTGTGCCATAATGCCACGATTTTCGCAACACCCATGAATGGCCTGCACATAAACTGCTACGTTTTCTGATTCAGTTGCTCGGCTGATTTCGCGAGCAATATCATTGCAGAGTTCTTCTTGTAATGTGCCACGACGAGCACACCACTGTGCTATTCTGGTATACTTGCTGAGACCAATAAGTTTATTAGCGGCAATGATACCGATGTAGGCAACCCCAGATACAGGCTGGTGGTGATGAGAACACATACTTCGTAGCTCACTACGTACCACAAGCATACCTTCGTAACGGTCGGCTGAATCATTTGGAAAAGCTGTTGCATCTGGTGCTGATTCATATCTTCCTGCCATTATTTCGTTAAAGTACATCTTGGCCAGTCTACGTGCCGTGCCTTTTGAGTTAGGATCAGTTTCACGATCTATTAGCAAACAATCTAGCACCTGTTCAAATGCTGGTGTTGCTTCGTCGATTAATTTGGCCTTGTGATGGTCAGTGACATAATCGCTAATGTTGTCACCTGCCCAAAAACGTTTGCCTTCACGTCTCATTCTCATGCGGATTGCACCTGCCAAGGTGCCTTCTTTGTATCCGCCATCGCCTGCCATTGCGTCTAGGCCTGTTTCTTTATTTGTCAATTTTATTTCTCCGAGTTAAAGCCGAGGATGGCATTTATTATATTATTTTAACATCTCTAATAGTTTATTGCAACTAAAAAAGTTTTCTTTTAGTACATCTACCTGTTTATTTAGGCTAGGTAAGAATTTTTCGTAATTATTCATATACTGAATAATCTTAGCACAAACTTCTGGCCTATGTGCCTCGTATGCACTATAGCTTTCGGTCCACTTGCTCGGATATTTGAATGTATCAAATGCCATCTCTCTGTAGCTTAATCTATCCGGCACCATGGGGATAGCACCTACTATAGCACCCTCGTACCAGCTAATGCCCAGTGTCTCTTGTAGATTTGCACTGAACACCATTTTAGCACGACCTAGCAATTTGTGATATTCATGTTTGTCCAATGGTGTATCTTGGCAAACTACAAATTCATATTGAGGCAAGTGTGTGGCCAAGTCTCGAAAGATATCAACTTGCTTTTCAGGAGCGATACGATGCGGAAACAAAATTAGATCACGCTTGGGAGTAGTCCAATAGTTTTCTAACGTATCCTGCATATACTCCATGGGCCACCCTGTACGCACAAACTTAGGATACTCTCCGTTTAAGATTTCTTTAAGTTCTTCTTCATACCAAGGATTTTCTACACTATACCCATTGTTTAATAGTTCTCTGTTAAACATCTCTATATGAAAGTCAGTGGCAAAGTAGTTGTGATCAAATGCAGAAAAGAATGATTTCTCTGCATTGCGTACCCAAGGCTTATTGCCAACAAGACGACCTAGAAAGTCTTGAGGGTCATAGCTACCAGCATGCCATAGACCATGTGTTGTTATTGGAATACCCAACAACTCACTCATGTACTTGAGATTGATGATACCAGGATGCCAAGCATCAGTAAATACGAAGTGATCATTGGCGCGAACGCTTCCGTTGCAAAATAAACGACCCATTTGCTCAACCTGCCGAGCCTTGTAGATGTTTGTGCCGCCAAAGTTGAGAAATGCTCCAGGAGTGGTAGCACTAGGAATATCCGTAGGACCTGATATAATGTTGACATTGTGTCCTGCCTTTCGTAGTAGTTCAGGTACATGAGTCTTCCATTGACCCGTGTACCTGGTTTCAACTGCTTCTAGATCAACGAGAAAAATTGTCATTGCGCTGACGGAAGTTGTTGTTGCCACTGCGATTGTATTCGCCGCGATTGTTGTTATACTCACCACGTGGCTTACGTGGGCGTGTGCTATAATAATAATTATTCCACACTTGACTATCTCTGTTGTAGAGATTGGCCTCATTAAAATCACACAGTTCAAAGCGACAGAAGTCTTTAAACTTTTCTAAGTCGTCAAACACCTTAACGATGTCTGGCCGATCTTCGAAATATGAAACGTTTTTATAATTTTTAGCCATTGTAGCTTTTCCTATTAATACTTAATAAATGAACCATTTTCTCCGTCCTCGGAGACCTCAATCCAAACCTCACGGTTGGGATACTTTTGTGAAATAGTGTCATACAATTCGTCTGACATCATTTCGCAACTTTTATGATCTAGCGACAGAATATTTTGTGCGCTAGAATACAATTGTTCAAGCCACCGCTTGAATTGTATAAATTCCACATCTCTGTCATTGTGGGTGACACTAAGCCATACCCTAAAATGAAAAATATGGCGATGAGGATTAGCCAAAAACGAAACATCATATTGATCTCCTGTTGCTAAATTTGGATCTGTTGCGGCTGCTGGATATTTATGAATACCTTCTTTTCGAAAGGTAACCCATATCATTTTGTTAGGACGGATGTCTTGTTTAATTACCATATGCAAATATGTCCTTAAAGGTTGATTTTGTCATTCCAAGCAAGTTTTCCATTTGGCCGTCTGCTAATCTAAAATCTAGTTCGGGTCGATCTTTTTTAGTTTTTTCAAAATATCCCCAGTAGCCACTATAAGGAGTATACTCTAAATCAGGATTTTCAGTAAGTAGTTTCCTGGCGTGTTCGTAGGCTGCTTTAAGCAAATCCTGAATCTGCGGCTGATCAAAGTCACATAAGTCTATAGCAATTATAACATCATTATCACTAGTTGTAAACCTTAATTGTTTTCGAATCTTGTTGTATACTGGCGAAAGTGGATAAGGTGTTGAAATAATATCTTTAGGCCGCATACTTGTTACTGTTTGAGCACTAGTTGCTGTACCTTTACGAGCTTTAACTTCCCAATTGATTTCTGGAATATCACAACCGTAGCCACGATTTATTCTGATGCCTACTTTAGTTTCAAGAAGATCTTCGCAGGCTCTTCCTGCAGCACCATTTATATTACTAGGTAATTGATAGCCCAGCAGTTGATGTCTGATCATGTTTAGAATTAATGTTTCTGTAGGAGTTATCATCTTAAACTTTCCAGTGTAATAATTTTTGCTAGCTCTTCTCCGAGCTCTTTGTCGTCGGTGACCACGTGTAGACTGTGTCGATGATCATCCTTTTGACGATCATACTTGGTGGTTTCAATAATAGTTCCACCAGCTGCACCGTATACATTTAATCGAAATCCCTGTGACTGAATGTTGGGACCATCGCGGTCAACGCTAATAACATTTCCACTGTAATCGTCGCTATCATCCATTATCCAGTTTCGAATTCGTTGTTTAAGTGTTAATTTCATAGGAGATTTTTCTACATATTGTCTTGTTGATCTATTCAATGAAGAGGAGTTATTCATTGCACGTTGCAATCGATTAACTGACTTTGCGGTTGAGGCATACTGGCTTGTTCCCATTATTTGATAATCTCATCTTTGCCATATTGATCCCAACTGGTAAAACGATCTCTACCAAGTAGGTCGTGGAGGTTATGACACCACACTCCAGGATTAGTTGCTTTAAAATCTTTGTCGTCTATCTTTATTGTAGCATTATACCCCAGCTGTTGTAAATAGGGCAGTTTAATCGAAATCTGCGGAATAAACTGACGCTTCTCAACAAGGCCGCTTTCAATCAGACCTTCTACTTGTGCTAGGTCTAGATCCAGTGTACACCAAAATTCATCGTCTGCATCTAGGCAGACATAGATCATGTCTTCCCACAGACGCCATTGTTCAGCATTGTTGAATTCTAGTTTAGGAAAACTTTGATTAGCACCAAAGTAGATATGTTTACATTGATGATTGCGAGCAAGTTCCATGATTACATAGGCATCGTGTACCCCTGTTACAAACAGTGTTTTCATACCATATGCAGGAGTGTGCTCAATCTCTACACCTGTAAAGAATGTAATGCTGTCTGCTATGCCTGATTCATAATTTCTTTTCATTCTACCAACCTTTCTTTCATATGTTGTTGACGCTCTGCTTCATGTGTATCACATAGAGTACGAATCCAACCACCTTCTCGGCTTTTGCCCGGTGAACCACATTCTTCACAACTAGCATCCGCCCAGCTTTCTGCCATACGTACCATACCGTCAATGACATCATCTCCACCACTGTAGTAGAAACGTAGTCCACCGAATTTTTCTTTAATCTGATTAACTGTTACCTGCGCCACAACTTCTGACTGTTTGTTCTTCCAATCAATATGATGCTGAATCTGTCCACACAATGCTTCGAGAATAGGCCACCAACCTTCACCACAGGCAAAGCCGCCATACTTGCCGCCAAACATCTTTGGAAAACGTGCTTCCATCTGTTTAGTAAAAGCATCGTACCTGCCAAATTCGTCACTCATTACCAGTTACTCACATCAGTATTATCAACTTTAACTTCCTTACCCAGCAATTCAAAATGAACTGTTGTAGTAGATCCAATGCCACTAGAACTTTCCTCAACAATTTCAAATTGAGGAATCTCTGGAAAACGTTCAGCAATGTCTGCTAATGTTTTAATCTGTGTCTGTGTTAGAATATATTTTTTCATCGTTCGTCATCAAAGTCGACAGTTTCGTGATCGTGTTCCCATTGCTTACGTCTTAGTATAGCAAGTTCGTCTCTGAAAAGCAACCTCTGTTTCTTCAATTCTTGCATTTTAATATCTTCAAATAAGCCATTCTTTTCTAGAGTATCAATTTTTTGATCCAAAACACGATGTGCTTCTTCCAAATGTTTAATTTTATTCTCGTACATAATTATTCCTTATTGATATCTTCCTCTAACGAACGTAAATTATCGTCGTCTTGTTGATCAAACAACGGCAACCCGTCTGGACCAATTCTTACAGGTGCTAAATCTTCAATAGTGTATAAAGAGTTAAACACGTTGTCTGCAGGACCTCCCTGTAGTCTAGCACCTTCTAGACTCTTTAAGAATAATTGTGCAGAGTCAATCATATCAAATGCTTCTGCTTTAGTCTTGGTGTTGAATAGTTCTTCAATGAATGTAGAGAAATATAATATTTTGTTTGGAACCCAATCGCTATATTCTTTTTCTTTTTTACCCTCAACTCCTTTTATTCTCCAGTCTGGTTTAAATCTAGCACATTCGATATCCATCAACTGCTGAGCACGTTGTACAGCAACAATATGACATTCAACATTGTGTCCCATCATTAAAGCATAGGCAAAGCTATCCCACGATGTTTTATTGGGAATTTTAGCCAACTTGTTAAGTCTAGGTACAACATGATAGTGTTCGGGTTTTAGATGATCAAATTTTTCACCATTAAGTTCTTGGTTGCTCTTTCTAATACCGTAATCATAATATGCAATATCTTCCATGGTTAGTCTACGACCTAACTCACTTTCAAACGGGAATGGAATATCGTTGCGTCCTGATAATGCTTTATTATCAGGAGCCTTGTCCATAATAACACTCCAACGCTTGTTAGTGTGTTGTGAATTTGTGTAAACAAGACCGTGTGCAGTAGCAATAAATGGTGATGCACAGTCAAAACTAATTGTAAGATTAGCATTAATATGCTTACGTAGCTGTCGTTGAATTAGAGTCAAGTAGCAACTCCAATCTAATTGTGCAGTACCCAAGAAGTGAATCCAGTCCTTGCCATCCAGCATACCTTCTTCACGCATTGTCATTAGGCGTTTTAATGTAATAGGCATCTTACACATATTAGCACCACCAAATGCCCAACCTTCTGCTTCCTTGCCGGCATACTTGCCTTTGGGATCACTAAACTCTACAACACCTCGATACCATTTTTCAGCAGTATCCCAATCCCCACCTTGTAATACGTTAAGCCATTTAGTTTGACCTAGGCGATTCTGTAAGAAATAATCGTTGTTAAAGCGAGTTTTGTCTAGACAGTCTTCGAATGTTTTTAACCCAGTCTTTGGTGAATGAATATGATCGCAAGCCCAAGTCGGAACGTCTAACATCATTGACCAGTCTGCTGTAAGTTCAAGCCATTCTAGAATCTTTTGACGTGTTTCGTTTGCACTCTTACCTTCAAAGTCTAACCAATCAAACTTAAGAACACCTTTACCGATCTGGTATCCACCCGAGTCACCTAAGATCATTGTGTTGCCACGATCTCTTTGTTGAATCATAGACTCTTGTACAAGACTTTTTTGTAGATCTAATTGTGCGTGACCTGCTGAATACAAACCATACTTGTATGTAAAGTATCCTTCTTCTTCGTTTAAAAAATTCATACCTTCAATGCCACGATCAAATCCTTTAGGGATACGTTCGTCAGCGATAAATTTCTCTAAACGTTGTTTAGCAATGTAGGTACTATAAAAACTACTAATAGCAGGTAGATATACCGCATAGTCTTTTTGTAGTGGTGTTAAATTAAGTTGTCTTTTCATATTCTTTTGCTAGTTTAGCTGTAATGTCTAATTGTTGTTTTGCCTGTTCTAGATTGTCTAATGCTATTTTAACAGCTTGTGAAGTTGCTGCCAAGTTTTGCCACGCCAATTCTTCATCACGCTTCTTACGTGCCCAATCAAGCAAAGATTCTGCTTCGCCGTTTAATCCGATACTGGCATGATCCATATTGAGAGTTATCCAACTGCTGCCATCAAACACTTCCATATTTTGAGTGGAAGTGTTGAATCGCATATTGCCAAGACCTTGTGCTCCGGAATAACCGTTCACATATGTTCCGGATGTACCGCCGGATACCTGAACATATCGTCCAGAAGCAACGATGTTCTTGATCATATTTAGGCAGCTTGTGCAGGAATGATATATTTGTAAGTTGCCAAACCGCTGTCTAGAGTAATTTGAATGGCGCCTTCATTTGACAACGACATCTTTGTATTGTTGACATCTGCAATCTTGAGAATGCTCAAGATTGGTAACACTGGCCAAGTCCAACCACGATCAAGTTTACCAGTTACACCCATGGCAAATATAAACTCACCGCCGTGTGTACTGGCATCACCGAATATGAATTTTAATTTATCACCATCAGTTTTTGCCAAGAATGTTGGATGTTCGTTGTTGGCACCTGCTTGAAAGTTGAAACGCTGTACAGCACTAACTGTGGGTTCAATTTCTACGTCCCACTTAACGCCACGGAACTTGACAGTCTTCATCTTTTCGTTGATAACTTCAGTATTCATAAAACGATAGTCGTTTCTAAAGTCGCCGTCTTTGTTTTCAAAGTGCAAGCCTGTTAAAATTGTTTCACCATTGCGATCTGCGGTAGTGATACTGATTTTGGCATTTTCTTTGTACTCAGCACCGTCTAACAAATATTTCAATTTGTTTAGTTGCGGCATACCAAACACACCTATCATATCTGGATACGGTGCAGCAGTTTCAGCTTCCATAATAACTGAACGATCATCAGCCATAGAGTTGATCACAGTTTTATTTTGATCGCCGGTGACTTTAACTGTGGTTAAAAAGCCTAGGTTCTGTGTGTGCGATACGATATCTTGTAAAATGTCTTTCATTGAAAGTTCTCCTGTATATTAAGATTATATTTAGATCTAGAGTAAAAAGCAACCGCAATTTACTCAAAGTCAAAAAGTTTTGCGAATGTGTTGTCACTGCGAGTTGAACTGATGTCCCATTCTAAGACTCCAATCAAGTTTTCTAACTTTTCATCGATAACTGCATTTTCCATCTCAGCATCGTTGAAAGGCAAGTCTTTGAACCATTGCGGCAGTCTAAGTTCATCTACCGGGTAGGCCACTGAAGTATATCCCATAGGATTGTCTTTGACCTTGCAGACGATCACTTTGGCACCGTCTGTAATAGCCACAGAGTACTTGTCATCCATCATGCGTTTTAGTGTGTTCCAGTTAAGACTTGCTCGAACGTGTCCGGGCATATTGGTCTTGCCTGCTTTCTTTTCTTTGTCGCGATATTGAGAAATGTTATTGGCACGTTTGGGACTACCCTTTTCCCAACCTGGTCGAGTTTTGAACTCAGTGCGAAAATTAGTAATATATTCTAACACTTCTTCTTTTCCTGCGCCATTAAGCACTCTAGTAAGCACTTCGCTGAGAAAATCTTGAATTACTACAGGAGTATCGGATCTTTTTAGATCAAGTCCCATTGCTTTGATTTTTCCAGGAGTACCCCCAGTGTCTGCTCGCTTGCCTTCTTTGTCATAATAAAGGACTGCATATCGCTTCTTGGTGATGAATAGTCCTTTGGAAGCAACAATCTCGCGACCTGCTTTGATGACCTCTCCCCTACTTTTTGGGCAGTGAAACGCATCTTGCATAAATTTTGGGAAAGTTCCATTGACAGTTTCTCCTATGGTATCGTAAAGTTCAACAACTGATTCCTTGCTCCAAGGAATAGCCCCTTTCTCAATGTCCTTCTTTAACGTGGCATACGCTGAGAAGTAACAAGAGTCTGTGTCACCGTAAATGATCGCTTTTCCTATATGATCATTCTCTCCGGTTATAATTTCGTTAACTTTTGATGCCATATGACGAGCAATGGCACGACCCGTAAGTGTGGTTGATTGACCAATACGATTATCAAAGAATCTACAGCCCGGATTTAGAATAGCACCATACAGGCTGTTCAAGTTAATTTTCTTGACCAACTGTCGCTTGTCCCAATACTCTTCTTCAATCTTGTTCCCTGCTGCAATACAATCCTTTAGTTTGGCCTGCATTTCTTTACGTTCAGCATACCAACGTTTTAACAATCCGGGGATGATACCTTCTTTGTCATAGGTAAAGATTGTGCCGTTAGCTGAAAGCATCCAGGGCTGATTGCTTTCAAAGATTAAATCATAGGCCTGAGCAGCACTTAGTGTATCCGTGCCACCGTCCTCCCAGTCGATGACAATTTCTCGACCAACATTCCGTTCTATCACAGCGGCATATTCTAATGAACCAAAGATGCCTTCCCACGCTGATGCAAACGATTTACCTTTGGCAATTTCAGCAGCAATATAGTCTTTGGTACCATCTTGACGTAACTGTCCAACAATGGTTTCCGGACCCATGTTTAAGGCACGAATTGCTGACGGATACAGTGAGTTGATATCCAATGAGCCTATCCATTCGTGAATGCCTTTCTTGGGATATGCTACATAAGCACCAGCAGCTTGATTGCTAAAACCTTCTTCTCGAGAAATTCTATTAGGCACAATCATTCCACGCTTGTGAGCTTCGTTGATAATGGCCTGCTCTGTTACTGCCACAGCACCCATTGTGGTCTGTAATAATACAGTACATTCGTGAGCTAGTGTGTTAGCAAGAGCTAAAAACTTTAATTTCTTGTCTAGTTTTTCTAACAACATACAGTCTTGTCTATTGTATTCAATGAATCTACGGAAGTCATTGTTGTACAGTTGATCCAGTGTGCCTTCGTAGACAGTTTTGTTCTCACCGATCTCTGCCTCACCGATAGCATCCAGTCGATAGGTATGGCGTTCTTCATAGGTGTACTTGCGATAAAGTTCGAGACTGTCTAGGTGTACACGACCTATAAGATCATATGTGACAGCGGCTTTGCCATACTTTTCGTATTCACGCTTCTTGGGAAACTGATTCCACAAACAAAAACGTCTTGTATCTTCTTTGCTTAGGACCTTGGTAACACGATTAACTGTGTAGGGAATATCAAATCCTTCTGAGTTCCAGCCACTTAGTACATCTGCATCTTGTATTAGATCCAAGAACATGTCTAACATATCTGCTTCATTATCAAACAAATAGGTGTTAGGAAATTCCTCAACCTGACGTTTAGCTTCTTCCATACTCAGAGTCTTAGGAGGAATTGCCAAACAGATCATGGTCTGCATCCATTGTAGGTAAACAGCAATCGCAGTAATAGGCATGAATGCGTCCTCTGGTGATGCATAGCCACGCTCTGGATCAAAGTCTACCTCAATGTCAAACCATGCTACATTTAGCTTAGGTGCATCAACATTGAGATAATTGTCTTCTAGACAACGATAGATTGGGTTGATGTCACTTTCAAACAGTTTTTTGTTTGAATGAATTGCAAGTTCTTTTCGATGTTCTTTGACATTTTTAGAACTTACTCGTGAAAGAGGTTGTCCAAAAATACTTGTGAATTTACCCTTGGCATCTGGGTAATAAAATATATGTCTAGCAGGGTATTCTTTATAATGTCGTTCGCCTTTATCATTGCGTTCGACAACATTGATCATATCCTGCTCTCGATTATAGAAAGCGTCTACGTAACTCAAATTTTTCTCCCATGCAATTTACGGCTTGCAAATACCAGTGTGCGGTTTGTGGCCCAGCGTACCATCTACTGTTTATTTAATTAATTATCATTCTTACTAGTCCAACGGTGTCGATTGTGGTAAGCAAGATATAATTAGCGAGCATACCAAAGGAACGACGACTATAAGCGCACCAAGCGTATATAGCACAACCTGTAATCCAAATGGGGTACAAGACCAAAAGGGGAGGAGTAGGCACGGTTGCGGCCATAGTGATAGCACAACCAATAGATATAGCCCAAGCAAGGACCTCAAGACAAAAACGAAGTTTATGACTTTGATAGTCTTCTCGGATCCAGCTAAATGTTCCACTTAGTATTGCATTCATTCAGGCAGTCGCTTGGTGACACCAAGAATCATTTCAATGTCATTCCATTCTTGTTCGTGGTCTTTCCAGTTGTCTTTGTGTGCAATTCGAATTGCCTTGTTTATGATACTGGGTTTAATTTGCAGTTCTTCTGCCACAGCTTTAACAGTTTCTTTGAGACCTTCTTGCAGATCTTCTAGTTCACGAAGCACATTAGAACCTTCACTGATCAAACGTTCTAGTTTGGCTTTTTCTTCGGGACCGTACATTCTTGTTGACATAATTCTCTCCTATAGGACTATTATATAGTCAAAGAAAAAGCCGGTCAACTAATTGCCGGCTTTTAGATACTTATTGGAAGTATTATCTACGTTGCTCGCTGAGCACATCGTACATTTCAAATGCACCGCCCATACGCTCATAGACCATACCGGCATACACATCAGCCTTCATGCCCTCACCAATTTTTGTTCTAGCAACACGTTGTGCCCAAGCCCACAGTTGATTGTCTATGGGATCGATCTGTTGTTGGCCACCACTTTCAACAACCAGTGCCATCATTTCTTTAAATGATAAATTAGATTCAACTGATTCTTTTACTGCTTGCTTTTTGCCTTTGGGCATCATTTTACCTTCGGTCTTCTTGGCAAAAGGATTAACGCCTTTCTGTGGCTTGCCACCTTTCTTGTCACCAGCAGCACTCTTCATTGGTTCTTTCTTGTCACCGTCTTTGTCAAGATCTAAAAAATCAGGCTTGGCACCCTCGTCCATGATCTTGGACATTTTCTTTTTCTTATCTTCTTTTTTCTTCTTGGCTTCAGCGGCGCTTTCTTCTTTCTTGGCTTCTACCATCTTCATGAACTTGCTTTTGAATTGTGGCTCAATGCTTTCTACTTTCTTGCCATCTTTAACACGAGTCACTGAACCCTTGCCGTGTGCTTTTTCATAGTCCTTGCTGTCTTTGGCATGGGCTTTGTCTGCTGCCTTGTCGTCTTCCTTGTCTGCCGCACTTTGTGATTTGGCATTTGACTTAGGCTCAGTATGCGGGTCATCGCTAAATCTTTTTGGATTCTCTTTGTGTTTAGTTACACCTTTTGTTGAACGATCAATAGTTCCACCAGTAGACGATTTTTCTTCTTTAACATCTTCTTCGTCTTTCTTTTTCTTTGCTTCAGCAACATAAGTTGTTTGGCCAGCTAGCACACGAAGTTGTGCATCTTCGTTGAGTTGAACAGCTTTGTCTAGTACAGGTGCTGCAGGAGTTGTCGGTTTGGCTTCCATCCCGTCAAGTTTGCTTAGTATTGCTTTAAAGTCCATTTTAGTTTCCTTGATTTTTTCTGTTCAGCCACTGATCTTTGAGGCTTTGTTTAACTTCGTTTTGTAAAGATTCTTCAAAATCTCTAGGTCCCGATTCGATTTGACCAGCTGCCATTTTTTCATATTCCATATAATGATATACAGAACTGATGTAATCAGCAGCTTTGGTAATTTTTGATTGCACCCAGCCATCTAATTCGTCGTTTTCTCCGATCAGTTTAAACAATTTGGCAGAGTACTGATTCAGCTTGTAAAGTTCAGCTCTGGCCATTTTGGCTTCATGATCGTCGACTGGTTGTTTTTCTAGGTCCATAAATATATTTATCTTCTTATAATAGATTCATCGGAAGTCTTAGGCTTCTTTTTAGTGGTTTTATTCTGTTTAAAACTGCCGCCGAATAGTGTGCCTACAGTGGAGCCGGAACCTCCTTTGATCAAAGTGGCTCCCATACCAGCACTTGTAGCACCTGCTGTGGCTGTTTCTAAAAGTTCTTTGATTTTCATACACTTATTTATTTTTCTTAGCACGGCCTGCTTTCATGTTAGCTAGCCAATGGGCTAGTTGTCCTTTGCGCCCGCCCTGCTTGGCAGTTTTGCGTAGACTACTTACTGATGATTTGGTATTAATACCATGGCGTTTGCTGTCACCTTTGTCTTGTGGATTCTTACCATCGGCAAAGTTTTCATCTACACTTTTCTTACCCTGACTCATTCTGTATAAAGCGTTCAACTCATCCATCAGAACCTTGCCTGCTTGTTTAGCATCGCCAGTATGTTTCTCTCTC